AATGACACCGAAGGTCTGCGAAAATCTACAACTTGTTTTGTTAATTCTGTTGTGGGTGTGCTGACGCCAAAGTTTTCAAATATAACCCTAAATCGATATTTCAGTTTAGGCATTAACAAACCCTGGTTTGGGTTACTTTGATCGCTAGCGACAGGAACTGTCATTCTTGTTAATGATGTAACAGCCATTTTAGTGTTCTCCTATACTGTATTATTTATGGCTATAACTTAAAAATCATTATCTACATAGATTATTTTTCAGTTTTATAAAAATAAAAAGGGAGAACGATCTCCCTTTTTATCACAGTCAGTAATTTGTAATTATGCGGCTGCTACTGTGGTACTTACTGCACCTGCGATTTCACCTGTGTTCTTTATTCTCAATGGTATGTAAATAAATTCAACAGCCTTGACAGGTTCAATAGCTATATCTACCCACAATTCATTGGCATCAATTCTAGCTGGTGTATTGTTTGTGAGATCACAGACAACCAAGAAGTCATAGATACCGCGTTTGGCAACCAAGTCGATCATTAGACTGTTTATAGCGTTCTTGATTTCATCTCTAGTGATTTGATCGTTGGGTTCAAATAAGAATTGTTTACCTATAGACTCGAGTCTACCTCTAATAAATGCAATCAATCTTGCTACATTAATACGATCTAATGCACTGGTTACAGCATAAGATGTTTTATTACCAAAGTTAGTGATACCCACACCTGGTATAAAGGTAATTGGATTTACACGGTTTTCATAAAGAACATCACGCAGACCCTGATTTACACCAAGACTTATAAATTCTCCAGTAGCACCATTGATATAGCCAATGTCCTCGGCATTGTCGACGACGCCGCGGCGGCTACCAGCTGGTGCTAACCATGGAAATGCCACTTCATCATTTCTGATAATTGTTCTAATCATCATATGACTGGCCGGCTGTACCACTGGGCTGCCACTAAGGTCTGTGGTGCGGCAACTGGGATAAAATACCCCAACATAAGGATCACCGACTGTACTACCATCTACAACAAAACCATCACCGGATACAGTGGTATTATTAGCGTAAGCTAAGATATCGGTGCCAGTTGCTGGTAATCGCATTGGTGTGTCGCCTATAACAAATGCAGTATTGTTTCTTTCATTGTTCAATGCTACCATATTGGTTATTAATTCAGGATATGCTGGACAAGAAATTAAATTAAACTGTCTTTGTTCTTCTCTGATTCCTGTACTGGTGTCAATACCTGATTTCAGTGCTGCAACAATGATAGCTCTTTGTGCTTGTCGACCCATGTATGGACTACCATCGGCACGATTACCACTGGCATTTACCCACGCATTAGTCTCAAGTACACCCCAATAACTGGTATTGGTTGGTACTGTTCCCGTTGGTGGATTGTCAATAGCAACATACAATGTAGTATTGTAAAGCACTTTATCGCCTGTGGCATACGCTGTAGATGCACTCCAGGTGTCAAAACTAAAATCTGTTGCATTAAAGTAATCAACACGGAATTCCTTAACATTAAACCCACTTCTTCTTGTATTGAACAACAGCATACCTGCTGGATAGAGTGTAGGATCTACAACATCAATGTCGGTATAGTTACTGGTCAACAAACTACTGATCGATGCTAAAGCATCTGTGACTACATTACTAGTTCCGTCAGTGTCCCATCTAGCATCGGCAAATACAACACCATTTTCTGTAGTTTGATCAGCATTGTTAATTGTTACCCATTGATCAACACCATCAACATTTTCAAATCGCTTAATTACAGGATAAAGCTCAAGATTAGCTGTATCAATCCACAAATCGCCGTAGACAATATCTGTACCGTCGCTTTGTTCTGTGGGTTGTGTAGGACTGATTATAGGACCGGCAGGATCTGTGTCTGTCAAATCATAACCTCTGACATCATTGCTGACATTTCTATAACCATACCAATCATTTCCATCATTGATCATGATATCAACTTGGTTACTGGCACTGTAATACCAATAGCGACCATCTGCAGGATCAATGCTAGGTGCACTGGCACTAGCTGTATATACTAGAGGCGTCCAGTTACTGAGAATCAATCCACCTTCTGGATTAGCTCTAATACCAGTTATTGAAGTTGTAAATCCTGCTGTATTCAATGGGGTATTGGTACCATCGACTACCAACATTACACCACCCAATGTCTGTGTAAGAACCATATTTCCTGCAGAATTTACACTGGCAATCACGCCAGGCACATTAGCAGCACTTACCGCACTGATAAATGCAGCTGGAGATGTACCGTTGATAGTCACTGTAACTGCAGCAGTTAATGTTGAACTATTGGCTGTGCTGGTTTGAATTGTAAATGTTGATCCACTTACGAAAGTTGGATTAGAAACACTACTTGTAATTACAGTAGCACCCTCTGTGGATCTTTCAAAAACTTGTAATGTATAAGTGTTATTGAAATCACCAGTTGTGAGATTTTCTTCCGGTGAAACATTATATTGCGTATATGTGGTTCCCAGTGGAATATTCAAGCCCCCGCCCGATGGATCCAATGTTTTATTTGCACTTTGATCATTTTCGTAAACCAACGCATTTTGTTGTACCCAAGCACCTAACACTGTATTCCACTCGTTAACAATCATGTTGGTACCAAGATTCACGGGAGTAATTTTGTTCCAAATACTTCCAGTGGGTCTTGGGCTAGTGTCAGTGCTTCTCCACCTTGGAACTGTATAATTTGCACTTTGTTGTAAAGCCGGGCAGAGATATGTTCCTACAGCAATACCTAATGTAGTAATTAATGCTGCACTGCCACCGGTATTCCCTTGTTCAATTCTAATTCCACCATCTAATGTACTGCCATCGCTTTCTGCACTGCTGTCGGCAAATAAACTTAGTTTACCATCGATATTGGCAGAATAAACACCCTGTATGCTGGCATTATTAATAGCATTGCTGAGCCCAGTAACTGTATTGTTTGGACCGGCTGGAACTAAAACAGAAGTTTCATTAATGAAGATTTGTGCACCAGCGGTTAAAGTACCAGTGTATGTATTAGTGGCTTGATATGTTGGCCAACTTAATTTCCAAGCATCGCTTCCTACTAAAACCCATGTATTATAAAGATCAGTGAGTTCTGTGGCATTACTCTGAGAAACTGATACAGTACCGTTTTTATAATACATTGGATTGGCTGTATTAGTCGTTACAACAGCATAATCACCAATTGACCCATAGTCACTGTTAGGAACTCCAGCAGTTAAGTTTACTGTGTCAGTGATTTCCAAAGGTACATTGTTTGTAAAAGCACCAGTGGTTTGATTCCACTCAAATAATCCCCAAGCAGTTGGCCCTAGTGTTAACCAATATGTACCGTCATCGGGCTCACCAACTGGTCTTGTTAAACTGGCTGTTAACTGTGATAAATCTACATTCACACGCTGAACATAGGCGCGGTTGCTGACACCTAACGAGCTGTATGCAGCTAACAAACCATACTCATTTAACTCATAACCATTGATAGGTGTGCCTGTGGTGGTTTTGTAAAAGAATGGATTACCAAATGTGTTAACTAGATCACGCTGACTGGTAATCAAGTAAATACGATTGGCATTAGCTGCTAGAGTTCCTGCAGCTACACCTTCACCTGATGGTGTGACTTTATTCTGTGCAGTAGCAATAAGTATATATGGCACACTGTTGGTAGCTGCTGGTATATATGTGCTTTCGTCAATTACGGTGACTTGTACGCCTGGACTAGTTAATGCCATTTTGGCTCCTTTAATAACTTTCTAATATTTATACTGTATAAGGAAAAAACAGGGTTTATAAATACCTTTATAAAGGTTTTATATGCGCCCAGTATGCCAAATTTGCCGACAAAGACCCTGTTCAGTCAATTACCGATACAAAGACAAAATTTATTATCGTTCTAGATGTGATTTCTGTATTGCTAGAAATAAAAAAATAAAACCGCCGGTGCCAAAATGGCAGTCATCGGGATATAAGAAAAAAACAAACTGCGATCGCTGTGGATTTAGATCAAGATATCAAAGTCAATTATTAGTGGTGTTCTGTGATGGCAATTTACAGAATACTGCACATAATAATTTACGCACTGTTTGTCTCAACTGTTTAGAAGAAGTAAAAAGACTTGATAATCCCTGGGTTATTGGAGATCTTCAAGAAGATTATCGATACATTGGTAAAGATAAGATACAGTAAAATCGTTTTGAATTTCCCTATCAAACTTATACCCTGCCCAACTGGTTTCACTGCTATGGATACCCAGTTTTTGTAATTGAGCCTGAGACTCTCGACACCCTTGATTGGCTTTGACTGCCAAATAATACCATTCAGGAAAAGGAGATCTTTTAACCCACACAGTACAGGCAGATAACTGTTTCAACATAGCAAATTCGTTGAGAAATCTAGCATCTGAAATCACTATATTGTCTTGACTAGTAGAGAGTTTTTTTTCTAAGCTGGCAATCCAGATATCTTGATGAAAATTGTTTCTAGCAACTTCGGTGCCCCAGTACTGTAACA